ACTGGAGAACTTAAGTTTATTGAAGGTGCAAGAACAATTGCAGTTTCTTCTGTAACGGCAAGATTGGATGTTGGTATTGGAACTAGTGGTGCAACTGGTATCACAACAACTCTTGTTCTTGCAAACTCTGGATCTAGACCAAATATTTTTGTTGATGATGTTATTGGTATTGGCACAGAAAGACTGAGAGTTCTTTCAATTAATGCGGATAAAAACGAATATAGAGTTCGTCGTGTGGCTGGACTGTTGACATCTCATGAAGCTGGAGAAACGGTTACTGTTGATCAAAGCAGATTTAGTTTTACTGTAGGTATCAAGACAAATCTTTCAACTCCAACTAACAGAAAGATTGTTTTCAATCCACAAAACTCCATTGGTATTGGTACAACTGTGGTTGTACAGAGTGTCGCTGGTGTTGGAACTACAACTATTGTGAGAGTAAAAGCTTTTGATGGCACAATTTTAACAGATCACCAATTACCTCCTTCAGGATCAACTGCCGATAATCTGATTAGTATTTCTAATCATGGTTTAATTTCTGGTCAAAAATTAGTATATAATGCAGGTCCAACTGGAATTGCACTAACAGTATCTAATAATTTGAATCTCAATGATTCGTTTAATCTGGTAGATGGCCAAACGGTATATGCTGTTGATCGTGGCGATAATCTATTGGGTATCACCACTACTAAGGCTGGAATTGGTAGTACATCAACTTCATTGTATTTTACTCCAGTTCAAGAACAAAATGGTGTTGAACACTTCTTCGAAACCGCTAATTTGTCTTATGTTGGTAGTGTAAAGAGATATGATGTCAATCTCAGAACTGTAGAAGATCATACTCTGAAGACTGGTAATACAGTAGCTGTTCACATTCTACCAAATACCACTAAATCAGTATCTTTTGAATATGATACTTTTGCAAGAAAGACTATAATTGATCCAAAATACTTCGGTACTTCCGCAGTTGGTGTTGGTACTTCATTATCAACCATTACTATTACTGATCATAATTATGCAAGTGGTGACAAGATTCTTTATACATCTTCAAATCCAATCACTCCTTTGTTTACCAAAGGTGAATACTACGTTCAGAAATTGGATGATAATAGATTTAGATTGTCCACAAACTACACAGACTCCATTAAATTTGGTGGTCAGTTTATTGGAATTACCAGTTTTGGATCTGGTGTTCACACTATTTCCAAGATTAACCCACACATTACAGCCAGAAGAGGTCAAACCATTGGATTTGCAGTTTCTGATGTAAGTATACAGGATTTCAAACTTGAGTTCTTCGAAGATGAGAATTTTGAAAACAAGTATGAGGGATTTGGAATTAGTACTGAAGTTACGAGAACTGGTACACCTGGCACTCCTGGAGCTTTGGTAAATCTGAAGTTGTCTGAGAATGTTCCAACTCCTCTTTATTATAAACTGTCTCCACAGAATTTGGATTCTATCTCTGTAACTAAGAGAGATGCAACACCAGATGCAAGTGTCAATAATGGATCAAAAATTATCATTCTTGACAGTGTTTATTCTGGAAGACATGGTATTACAACAACATCGAACACCAACTTTAGATATCAAGTAACGACTGAACCAGAAAGTGCAAGTTATACATCAACTTCTGGTATCACGACCTTTAGTTACACTACCGATTCTACAGATGCTCGTGGTGGAATCAATGAGATTAAAGTTAATTTTGGTGGCGTTAATTACATTAGAAATCCTGGAATTAATACTATCAAAACTGTAGATGGCAAAAATGCTATCTTAAGATTGTATGATGATACAATCGGAAGACCTGGCTTAACGGAAATTATTGATGTGGGATTTGAATATCCTTCAGATAACACTATTAAACCACAGGTCGATATTCCAACTGTTGTAACTATTACCAACAACTACGTTCTGAACGCCGTTGGAGTTGTAACATCTGGTAAAAATTATATTATTGCACCCGATCTTACTATTCCATCAAGGCCAGATGTTACATTGGTTGCAACTCTTGAAGGAACTTCCGTTGGTTCTGTTCAAGTAACTAATGTTGGTAGAGGATTCAATGAGGTTCCAAACCCACCAGGAATTGTTCCTATTAGAAACACTAACGGTGTTGGTATTGTTTCTGCAAGTTCAAATGGTGATACAAACTTCTTAACGATTACGCAACCTACTAATGGTTGGAGAAGTGATGGATCTGACTTCCCATTTGCAGTAGGGGATAAAGTTTTTGTTGAGGGTGTTGGTCTTGCAACAGCATTGACATCGACTGGTGGTTATAATTCTGAAGATTATGGTTATACTTTCTTCGAAGTTCTTACTAGAAACCCATCGACAGCTCAAATTACCTATTCTATTGCTGGTATAGGAACCACTGGTGGAACCTTTAACGCAGACGACAGTGCTGGTAGAGTTATCAAACAGTCGGATCTTCCAACATTCTCCGCCGAACTAAATCCAGAAGCATTCTTCCTTGGCGAAAAAGTAACTTACGGATCGGATGGAATAGGATTTGTTCTTGATAATGATGGATATGATCCAGTGACAAATACTGTCAGATTAAGATCACTTACGGCTACGATCAGTCCTGGTGACACCATTAAGGGATTCCTTTCTGGTGCTGAGGGTACTGTTGCAAATGTAGAAACTCCAAACAAATTCTTTGATGTTGGATTTGGTGCAAAACGTGCAAAAGGTTGGCAGAGAGACACTGGAAAACTTTCAGATGACTTCCAAAAGATTGAAGATAATGATTACTACCAAAACTTCTCTTATTCAATTAAGAGTGAAGTTCAGGAGAAAGAGTGGAAGGATGCTGTAGAGAGTATTGTTCACCCAACTGGTTATAAAAACTTCTCAGATCTTATCGTAATTTCTACATCTACAGCTGGAGTTGGTAGAAGCAACACTTTGGAAATGGGAGCACCAACAAGTGACACCACTCTTCAGGTTAATATTGATAATATTAAATCTTTCTACAACAGAGATGATTTTGATTTCGCTGGAGAGGAAACTCTAACTAATGGTCTTTCCAAATTCATTACTCTCCAGAATAAGAAGATCTCCACATTCATTAATGTTGAATCAAATAGAGTTGATCTTATTGATGATATTGCAGATCAGTTTACTGGTATTGGAACTACCACAAGTGCAGAAGTTGTTGGATTAACGACTTTCAAACTTACTAGAACAAATGGTAGCGTTGTTTTGTTCAACAAAGTCTTTGATGGATCGGACTCCAACATTATTTCTGTTGGTTCTTCTATCATTAGAATCAACAACCACGACTTCCAGACTGGTGAGAGAATTAAGTACGATCCTGGTGATGTATATGGTAACAACAGAGTTGGTATTATAACCACTAACAAGGTTCTTGGTGGTGTCTCCACGTCATTCATGCCTGCAGAAGTCTATGTGATCAAGATTGATAACAACAGATTCTCTCTGGCTGGATTGAACACCGCAGTTACAAATAACGAACCACTTCTGCTCCGCGCAGTTGGATCTGGAACAAGTCATTCATTTGATGTTCTTAATCCAGACAAGAGAGTTGTCATTGATATTGATGGTATTGTTCAATCTCCACTCTTCAAGAGAGGTATCGATGTAACTCTTGGTGAACCAATTGGAGTTGGATCCACAACTATCAAAGTTACTGGAATCACATCAATCACATCAAATGATCTCTTTAACATTGATAATGAGATTCTCCAAGTTGGTGTTGTCGGATTTGGATCTACAAATGTTCTCACGGTCGATCGTGGACTCTTTGGCACAGTAGCTGCTGCACACACTGTTGGAGCTGCAGTTACGGTACGAGGTGGTAACTTCCACATTGTTAAGGATGTACTTCACTTTGTTTCTGCTCCATATGGACCAACTGGCGTAAGTACCTTACAACCTGGCATCAGCACTTCTTCTACATTTAGTGGTCGTGTATTTGGTAGAAAGGATCCAACTACAAACTTTATCTTCGATGATATTTCCGATCAATTCACTGGAATTGGTAAAACATTCACACTTCTTCAAGATGATCAAGATGTAACTGGCATCGTTACCACGATTAGTGGTGGAGGTGGTACTGGTGAAGTAATTAACAACGGATTGATTCTGATCAATAACATTGTTCAGAGACCAATTATTGACTTTACAATGGATGAAAGAACTGGATCTGGAATTGGAGCATCCGTCTTCTTTACAGGAACCAGTGAAACCAATCTCCCAAGAGGAGGTAGAGTTGGTGACGTAACAGTTGGATTTGGTTCTGGATATCAGAATCTGGTTGCAGCTGCTGCAACTGCTGTTATTAATGGATCTGGTTCTATTGAATCTGTTGTTGTAACTGGTGGCGGCTCTGGATATAGATCTGGTCCAGTTGATATTCAAGTTCTCAACCCACTTGGTATTGGTTCAACAGCTGTTCTTAGTGCAACTGTTGGGTCTGCAGGAACAATTACTGGTATCACAACAACCAGTGGTGGTTCTGGATATGCTAGCACAAACCCACCAATTATTATCGTTGGTGTACCAACAGCATACTCAAACATGAGTTTTACTGGTGGTCAAGGTAGTGGATTTGTGGCTGATGTAACAGTTGGTACTGGTGGAAGTATTATTGATTTCAACATTACTAATAGAGGTATTGGTTACTACAATAGTGACGTATTGACAGTCGCTGGAATCCCAACGGATCCAAACGCAGGTGCTGGTTTCAGTGCATTTACATTTACTGTAAACAGTAGAATTGATGATAAGTTTGCTGGATTTAGTTTTGGTCAACTCTTACCACTTGATAGTTTCGCCGATAAGTTTGACGGTGGAAGAAGAGTATTCACACTGACAAGAACTGTTGTTACTACCGAAGTTATTAACATTGACACAAATGATACTTCGATTGATGTTGCCAACAACCTGTTAGTCTTCCTGAATGATGTTCTTCAAAAACCAGGAGAAAATTACATTTTTGCTGGTGGAACACAGATTGAATTCACTGAAGCTCCAAAGGCAGGTAGTAAATTACAAATTCTATTCTTTAGAGGATCTAATGATGATGTAGATTCTGGAACTCCATTCCCAACTGTAAAGATTGGTGATAAACTGACACTGCAGAGAAATGGTAACACTGCAGCACAACTTTCGAGAAGAGTAACAGAAATTACTGGTGTTAAAAAGGCAGAAACCAACCTTTATGGTGGTGCTGGTATTAACACTAGTACTGCCTTTACGAGAAGACTTTCATGGGAGAAACAGACAAGTGATTTGATTCTTAATAATCAGGCTCTTCCAAAATCAAGAACTTCTCTGATTGCAAAGGTACAACCAAACACAAGAATCATTCAAAATGTTGGTGTTTCATCCGATGTAATCTTCGTTGAGAATGCTTTCCCACTGTTTAGTGCATATGATAATAGAACTGATAGAAACACTGTTCTCGGTGGATCTATCAAGATTATGAAGGAAAACAACGTTGATGCCGCAGATGCATCGGCCACAGTTTCTGCTGGTGGAACTATTTCTGCATTGACAATCACTGATCCTGGTGCTGGTTATGACACTGTTCCCACAGTTTCATTTGCAAGTACAATTCCACAAGTTAAAGAAATTGGTAAAGTTTGGACCACATCCGACTCCAATACCGATATTGAATATCAAAATGTTGATTACACTGATATTGGTATCTTCGTTGCTGTTGGAAGTACTTCTGGAATCAACACATCTACAGACGGAATTACTTGGAGTTCTTCTACCGCAACTGGATTCGGCACATTCTTTAGTGTAGTTGGACTTGCAACTAATATTATTGCCGTTGGGCTTGGGGGAACAATTGCAGTAAGTACTGATCGCGGTGGAAGCTACACCAAGTCTGTAATTTACAGTAGGTCTCTGAATGGATTCATTTATGAATTTACAGACAGCACTATCTCACAAGATTTGAATGATGTTGCAACAAGTTCTACAAAGGCTGTTGCAGTTGGTGCAGGTGGAACTATTTTGTTCTCCCAAGACGGTCCTCTGGGAATTGGAACAGGATTTATTATTGCTAATAAGTATTCTGTACAAGATCTTCACGGTGTTGCAAATAATGCAAATACCTTTATTGCTGTTGGTAATAATGGTGAACTTTTGAGATCTAATGGTGGTGAGGTCTGGTCTGGAGTTACTACAACTTCAATTACAACTAGACTTAATGATATTCATCATGGAAACAATGCATGGATTGCTGTTGGTGCAGCTGGAACCATTATTCGATCAACCGATGATGGTTTAACTTGGTCTGTTGTCTCTTCTGGATCAACATTCAACCTTAATTCTGTACATTATCAGAACAACGTTTGGGTTGCTGTTGGTCAGACTGGAAATGTAATGAACTCCTTTAACGGAACTCATTGGTATCAAAGATCCGTTGGTGTATCAACAGATTTCAATGGACTTGCATTTGGTGATAACAAACTGGTAACCGTTGGACTTTCATCCAACATTCTATACAGTGAATTTGCAACAGTTTCTGCTGCTGCAACAGCCACTGTTTCTGTCGCAGGAACTATTACATCACTTAATTTAAGTGAACGTGGATTTGGATATGATCCAAACACACCAGTTGAGGTTCTGATTTCTGTGGAACCTGTTGTGATTGAAACTATTACAAGTGCTGATTGTGACGGTGACTGGGGAACCGTTATCGGTATTGGAACAAGTTCAACTGGCATTGGAACTGATAGTCCAATGGTCAAATTTGAATTAGATTCTGATCCATTCCTTGATCAGGCTGCATTTGGAAACATTACCAAGAGTGGAATCGTTGCTGGTTACTATTTTGTTGTTCATGGTTCTGTGGTTGGTAATGGACTTACCTCAATCAACGTTGATTCTAGTGTAATTGGTATTGGAACCACCTTCATTGATAACGTATTCAGAGCAGATGAAGTTGTAACTTCATCTTCAGGTATTGTAACTGTATACTCCAACGTTCAGTCTCTCGCTGGACTGGGCACAACGAGTTTGTCACCTAGAATTGGTTACTACAGTTGGGGAAGATTCTATTCCTTCAACAGATCTGTAACCGATCCTAAGTCATTCACTATTAATAATCAAAACGGATATACGGGTCTTACTACAGCCCCAGTTGTATACCGTGTGAACTCGGTTACTGAAAATTATAATGACTTCAGCGAGACTTCATAAATAAACAAAAAGTCTAATAAAAATGCCTGCGATTATCTCAGATCAATTTAGGATATTAAATGCTGCGAATTTTGTCGCTGGTGTGGCAAATACGCAGCAGTCCTATTATACTTTTATTGGATTGCCAAACTCTGGTGATGTTGGTGCTGGATATGGCACTACCGATTGGAATTCTAATACTCCTGCTCCCAAAGATGGGTTCAGAGAATATAATGATGACTATGACACCATGATCGCACTTAAAAAGCTTGCGAGTGGTGATGTAAAGAGGATGGTTAGAAAGTATACCTGGACTGCGGGTACGGTCTATGAAATGTATAAGGATACTTATACAAGAGATAATCTAAGTCCACAAACATCATCAACTAATTTGTATGATGCAAAATATTATGTTGTAAACAGTCAATTTAAAGTTTACGTCTGCATCAACAATGGTCAAAATCCAGACAATCCATCTGGAAGACAATCTCTTGATGAACCAACCTTCACAGATTTAGAACCAAGATCAGCTGGTTCCAGTGGAGATGGTTATGTTTGGAAATATCTTTATACTATCACTCCTACTGATATTGTAAAGTTTGACTCTATTGATTTCATTCCTGTTCCTGCAGACTGGGGAACAGGTGATACTGCAGACGTTAAGAACAACTCCGTTGACGGCAAGATTGAGACCGCAT